TCTATTGAATGCAGCGAAGACCGCCGCGAGATATCAGGAAAGATCGTACCGCTAGGTACAGGCGAGATCGGCAAGACTAATCTCGGCGCTTACACCTTCGAGTCTGGATCTATCGAGATTGAGGACATTAGCAAGATTAAACTTTTTAGCCAACACGATATGAAGAAGCCAATCGGAAGAATGACAGCTAGCGAGACTAAGGCAGATGGCATTTACGCCACCTTTAAGCTATCTCGTTCAAGTGCCGGTACTGATGCCTTAGTAATGGCTAGTGAAGGCTTGGTATCTGGCCTATCAATCGGTGCAGAGATCATCTCATCTAAGCCATCACGCGATGGCCACACAGTCGTAACAGCGGCTAAATTAAAAGAAGTTTCTTTAGTAACTGAGCCAGCCTTTAAGTCTGCTCAAGTATTAGAGATCGCAGCGGAAGAAGCGCCAGCCGAAACCGTAGAAGAAAACCTACCTACAGAAAGCGAGACAGTCGTGGAAGACACAACAGTCGAAGCAACACCAGTAGAGGCTGCGGCTGTAGAAGCTGCTCGCCCTACTGTTCAAGCGATGGTGTACACAACACCTCGAATCGAAGTTACAAAGCGTAACTACCTAGAAAACACACTAAAGGCTAACCTCTTTGGTGATGAAGATTCTCGTCAATGGCTACGCGCTGCTGACAACGATCAGACAACAGGTGCAGGATTCATTCCAACACCACAAAGCACACAGCTACTTAACTTCCTTTCTAACGCAGATCGCCCGATGATCGACTCGATCTCACGCGGCACAATGCCAGAGTTTGGAAAAACATTCGAGTTGCCAAAGATTACTGAAGTGCCTCTAGTTGATCAGATCGACGAGAACAGCCCAGTAACAGAGTCACAACTTGAAGCATCATTTATTACAGTTACAAAGAAATCATTTAAGGGTCGTGCAATCACTACTCTCGAACTTCTAACAAATTCAACACCTGCATTCCTTGATGAACTTCTTGTTCAAATGGAATATGCTTACGCAAAAGATACTGAAGAATATGTAACTACAGCTATCCAAGGCGCAGGAACACTTAACTCTACAGCTCAGGCTAACTCAGCCGATGGCTTGCTAAAGTACGTTTCAAGCGCAGCAGCAGCGGTTTACGCAGCTTCACTTGGCTTTGGCCGCAACATGGTAGTTACACCAGAACAATGGGCTAACATCATGAGCTACAACGATGGTGGACGACCAATCTACATTGCAGCAAACCCACAGAATGCAGGTGGAGCACTTTCACCTACTAGCCTTCAGGGAAGCGTTGCAGGTCTTGACCTTCGCGTCTCTCGCTATATGAAAGGTTCTGGCGGAGTCGGTACAGCTGATTACTCAATGGCTGTTATCAACCCAGCTGCCTACACATGGTACGAGGGTGCTCGTCAGCAACTTCGCACAAACATCAACTCAGACGGAACAGTAGATATCTTGCTATTCGGTCAGGGAGCACTTGCCACTAAATTAGCGGCTGGCGCAAACTGGTTCAACTTCACCTAAGAAGTAACTAAGTCGCTGGCTGGGTAGTGCCCTTCTACCCAGCCAGTCTTTAGAGAGGAAAACAAGATGAGTCTGACAACAGTTGCAGAATTAAGAGCCGCGCTTGGAGTGGGAACACTTTATACAGACGCGACCCTTCAGTCTGTCTGTGATGCTTCAGATGATGTCTTATTGCCTTTTATTTGGAGCAATACAGAGTTTGCTATTGCACATAAGAACGTGGGCACAGTAGGAACTCTCTATTTTGAAAATGCAATAAATAATGTTTATTATGTGGGTCAGACCATTAACGTTACCGGCGCAGGTGCGCACTTCAATGGCAACAAGACAATCACGTCAGTCAAAGACTACGAGATTACAGTTACAACCAATCACGTAGCAGATACTCCTTACCATCCTTTTAATCCTTACGCGACAATCAAAGCTTCAACCTATCTAGATCCTGCCGATGTTAAAGCAATCCAGGAAGCATCTTTAATGATAACAATCGCTATTTGGCAAGCACGCCAAGCGCCAAGCGGCCAAGGTATGACAGTTGATGGATTTGCACCTAGCCCGTTCACAATGTCTAACACTTTGCTCGCTCGTGTTCGCGGCTTGCTTGCGCCTTACTTAGATCCGCGCTCGATGGTTGGCTAACCATGGCAGCGATTTCAACACTTCGCGGCACTATTGCAGCGGCTCTAGTCGATAACACTAAATACTCAGTATTCTCATTCCCACCAGCTACGCCTATTGTCAACAGCGTAGTTATCTCACCGGCTGATCCTTATGTGACACCTAACAACAATGGCTATAACACTATTGCGCCGCTTGCTAACTTTTCTGTAAACATCTTCGTTCCTTTATTGGACAACGAAGGAAACCTAAATGGAATTGAAGATCTGCTAGTAGCTGTGTTTAATAAACTAGCGGCATCTTCTATCGTCTATAATGTGGGAGATGTGAGCGCGCCTAGCGTTCTCAGCGCTGCAACGGGCGATCTATTGACTTGCTCAATGCAAGTTTCAGTCCTAACGAGTTGGAGTTAATTATGTCCGAGTGGGAAAAAGAGCAAGAAGCCTTCCTGATTAAGATCGGGCAGGTTGCACCAACAGCACCAAAACCATCTACTAAGAAAGACGAGGAATAACCTAAATGGCAGTATTTCTAAGCAACAACGTAGGCGTGAAGGTTAACACCGTTGATCTTAGCGACCACGTAACTTCTGTAACCCTTAACCGTACATTCGATGAACTCGAAGTCACAGCAATGGGAGACTCAGGCCACAAGTTCGTCAAGGGCTTGGAAGCCTCATCAGTAACAATCGACTTCCTCAATGACACAGCAACAGCAAACGTTCTAGCAACTTTGCAAGCTGCTTGGGGTACTTCTGTAACTGTAGTCTTGCTACAGACAAAAGGCACAATCGTTTCAGCAACTAACCCTCTTTACACAATGACTTGCCTAGTTAACAACACAACCGATATTAACGGCGCTGTTGGCGATCTTGGCACTCAGAGCGTAACCTGGACTGTTAACGGTACAGTTGCAGTAGCAACAACCGGCACATTCTAAATCACTAACTAAGGGGCAAACAATGGCAAAACTAAAGGTAACAAGGGCAGACGGAAGCGTTAACGAGTACCAGATCACACCAGCGATCGAGTACGCCTTCGAGCAATATGCAAAGAAGGGCTTTCACAAAGCCTTTAGAGATGACGAAAAGCAGACCGATGTTTATTGGCTCTGCTGGGAAGCAATCCGTCGGTCGGGTGAAACCGTTAAACCCTTCGGAGAGTCTTTTCTAGATACATTGACGCGAGTCGAGGTTCTAGACGATGACCCTTTGGAGTAACGCGAGAGTCCTTCACCTATCTCGTAGCGAGACTATCGCTTGAGACAGGACTCTCGCCTCAGACTTTAATTGAACTAGATCACACAATGTTTAGGACTTTACTTAAAGCCCTAAAGGACAGAGCGAAGGAGCAGAGCGATGCCAGTAGAGCTAAAAGGCGCTGACAAACTCCGCAAGGCACTTCGCAAGTTTGAGCCTGATCTAGCCAAAGCACAAACCAAAGAAATGGCAGCTGCTTTAAAGCCGATTACTAACAAGGCTCGAGGCTTTATGCCAGCGTCAGGTTCTCAGTTATCGGGATGGACTAAAGCTAGTTCCTCAGCAGAGACAACTAATTATCGCCACTTCCCTAAATACGATCAGACAGAAGCTAAGCGCGGAGTTAAATACTCAACTAGTCCGTCTAAACCTAACAAACGTGGGTTCGTATCTCTTGCTCGCATTATCAACACTTCCGCCGGTGGAGCAATCTACGAGACAGCAGGGCGCAAGAATCCTGAAGGACAACCATCTCAGGCTTCTACTCGAGGCAAATTTAGCGATTATATTGATACATCAAACAAGGTTAACAAATCACTTAATCCTAACGCTGGCAAGCAATTTATTGCTAGGGCTAATGCTCTTGGATCTTTGGTCAATGCTCGCCCTCGCCAACAAGGACAGGTCGGCAGATCAACTCGCAAAATGACTGGGCGCGTAATCTTTAGAGCATTTGCAGAAGATCAAGGCAAAGTAACTGCTGCTGTTATCAAAGCAATCGAAAACTCAGCAGGTAAATTTAGATCAAGAACGGACGGCAAATAATGGCTGATCTAAAGATAGATATTGCTACTGTATTTTCGGGCAAGAAAGCCTTTGCTGATGCTAGTAAATCAACGCTTGGTCTAAATAAACAAGTCAACACACTTGCTAAATCCTTTTTAGGTTTATTTACTGCGCAAAAGTTAGCAAGGGCTGGATTCAATGCTGCTAAAGCTTTTGCCGCAGATGATAAGGCAGCTCGTGTTCTAAGTCGATCACTTGATAACCTTGGTTTGTCCTTTGCTGATCCAGCAGTTAAAACTTTTATTGCCGACTTGGAAAAGCAATTTGGAGTCCTTGATGACCAGTTGCGCCCAGCCTTCCAGAGATTATTAACCACAACCGGCGATGTTACTAAGAGCCAACAATTACTTCGCACAGCCCTAAATCTGTCTGCCGCAAGTGGGGTCGATGTAGTAACAGTTTCGGGAGATTTGAGCAAGGCTTATGTAGGACAGACTCGAGCCCTTGCTAAATACGGCATAGGATTAACTCAGGCAGAACTCAAGGCTATGTCCTTCGAGGAAGTCCAGACACGCATCAACACTTTATTCGGTGGACAAGCTCAGAATGCTGTAGATAC